CAGCAGTAGCAAGTGGTGCACGTGCAACAACATCAACACCTAGTTCAGGTCGTTCAGGTGCTACAGTAACTGTTAAGTATGGTGTCAAGAATATTGTAATTACTGATCCAGGCTCTGGCTACACAACAGTAGCAGATGCAGTTCCTACATTCAGTGCAGCCGGCGGTGGCGAAATATTAGCAGAAGGTACATCTGTACTAACAGTTGATGCTGGTACACCTTGGACACGTGATGCATTCAATACACTAATTGTGTATGGTCAAACAACTGATGCTGGATCAAACTTGATGGGTGATATTATCAAACAAGAAAATACACGCCGTTATAAAATCAGAACAGCAAACGGTACAGCATATTGCAATTTAAAGGCAGGTACACCATCAGCGAATGGTGAAATGTCTATGACTGCAACCGACAGTAATAATGCAACATATTATGTTACAAAATTAACTGCACATAAGGCAACATTAACTCCATACGGTGGCGGCACACATTTGTTCCCATTAGTAGGAGATGATACGGACCAACAACAGTCAATACATTGGACTTTAACAACGTCTGATGACAGTTATGATTCCGATACAACAGTTATCGTTGCTAACTCTTAATATATAAAGGAATTATAAAATGGGACGCCCACTAAAGATTAGAAAATTAAACGGATCAACACCAGTTGATATAGGATTTCCAAACAACGGAAATACAAACAATGGATTTAATAGAAATTATCCAGGTGTTGTGGGTGGTATAGGCAGATATTCTAACCAAGTTGAAATACAGGCTAGAATACTTGTTAAGGCTAACGGTACAATATCAACAACTTCTGGATCTAAAAACGTTGTAGGTACGGCTACAAACTTCTCTACACACGATTTAGCTAGTGGTAATTCACAAGTAGTTATTGATGATGGTGTAGGTGGTTATACTGTGTTAGGAGTAGTTGATGTAGTTTCAACTAACACCGCTCTTGCGTTAGTATCTAATACAACAGCAGTAGTAACTGATAGTGCTTTTTACTTCTCTACCGAAGATAATTCTTCTATCATCCGTCAAAAGGGTGCTAAGAAATATCTAGTAGTAAGTGACGCTATTAATATGGAAGATGAAGCTATTGCAATAGGACAAAGTTATATGATTGACCAAGTAAGCAATACTGATTGGGCTGCCTTAGGTGCTCCTGATAATGCAACAACTGGTGTAATCTTTACTGCAAAAGTTAGCGGTTATGGTTTAACTACTAACGGTGTAGTTAATCCAGTTGGCGTTTGTACATTAGTAGACGAAAGTGCTCCTGGGACACAGAATGCAATGAGTATCTCTATTAATAATGATGGTGACACAACGTATATTGCAAAACTATCTAATCATTGGGTACGTGACTTTGATAACGTTGTATCTCCTGAAGATGGTACAAACACTAAGTTTATTGCAACTTTCAATGATGATAATGGTAACGTAGATACTGCTACAGGTTATACATTCGTTTCTGTTGAGAACTGGTGCTAATCAGTTTTATACTGTAAACAAAAAAGCCGCTTTATGCGGCTTTTTCTATTAGATCCTGTAGTTTGTGTTGTACTACATCAAAGTTGATTGTGTTAAACAATCCTGGATGTAACGGCTTAGGATACTTCTCTAATATCACCCAACTATATCCACAATGTTCTTCATTTAATATAGGTAAAAATTCTTCTTCAACTGCACAATAGAACGTATGATATACAAATGTGTTATTCACAAACTTTTGTATAGGTATTAGTTTAGCATCCTTAGGAAAGTAATTTATTTCTTCAATACATTCACGTTCAATACCCTCAAAGAGTGTTTCATCTTTTTCTATTTTACCGCCCGGTATCCCCCAATAACTTGGGTTCTTATCATCATTGCGTAATAGAAATAAAAAACGGCGTGTTTTCTTTGAATAGAAAAACACACCGCCTGATATATTATCATTCTTCATACTATGATTTATCATAGTTTTATATCACGATAGAATAATCTCCCTCACCATACCATCCTTCAAATGATTTCATCCATACACCATTAGAAAAACGATATTGCACTGCTGATGTTATATTAGTAACATACTGTGTGTTTAACTCATCTTGACTATTAAACACCACTTCCCATCCTCTTGATAAAACATTATATTGAATAATATCATTAGCATTAGCAACTACTTCATTATCAAACCCGTCAGTGATTGGTCCCCATACAGGTGTGCCACTAGCAATCGCTTCAACTAACAAATATCGTTGCCCGCTGTCCGGGGCAGGTAATCCATGATCAGTATCTGTGTCTGCATTGTATGGTCCTTTTGTATGTGGATTAATAATACTATCTACTGGATCTAGTGTATCTTGTGGTAACGTATCTGTGTCAATACTAAAGATTAATAATCTATCATCATTTGGATTATATGCAATTGTACCCACAATATCGGTAGTCATATAAGGATTTTGTAACCATATCTGACTAACTCCGGGACGTAATGTTCCATATACATTCAATACGCTATGCCAATAAACTGCTGTATTAGGACTATCAGGTATATCTAATGAATTATTGTTTGGATTGAATGTTTGATCCGCAGGAAGTATTTGTAAATTATTTCCTAACAACAATAACTTATATCCATATGGTGTAATTTTTTGACGAGTACCTAATAATAAATCATCATCTTGCATATCAGTTAATGCGTTGCCTTGGAATATACTTGCAATAATCTTGTGAATGACACCGAGTTTCTTAATCTTAGCACTAGAACTAATCCATATAGGCATATAGAATTTCCATGTTAAGATGTCAATTGGATTACCAGAACCTTGTGGGATACTCCGACTACTAAATGTTAATCCATCTTGATAGACAACCGATAATGATGTCCAATCAATAAAGTTATCTGTGCTTTGTAATTCCATTGCAGGATTAAATAGTACACCTAGTTGTTCAATCAATTCTAATTTCTGATTATAATTAGTAGTCCAAAAATCTACGGTGATACGTAATGTATAGGGCACTGGCATAATACGTTCAACTGTAAATGCTTGTCCTTGAGTAGTTTCAAAACTTTGTGTATCAGCATTATATGTTCGTTGACGTACAGCTAATTTGTCAATGAAGTATGGATCCTGTGTGCGTTTCTGGTCATATTCTAATCCACTAATGTAATATGTAATCATAGGTGCACTCGGTAAACTGCTAGGGCTATTGTTAGCAATTACTGCACTAGCCATACGACTTGCATCACCGTATTGAATTGGTACACGAACAATAATATCATTACCTGCAGGGTCTTTACCTTTAGTAACATTCCAGTCACTAAAGATACGTGCGAATTGCACTAAGAATCTGCGTATCTGATTGTCATAAAAGAATTTTGCCATTATTTACCTTAATCTGGTGTTATTTTTAAAATAGATGATAGTGATTGTTGTTGCGGTATCACAGTTCCATCTGTCAATGTAGTTGTAGCAGTATTGTTGAGATATGAACCCAACAATGTTGTATCGCTAACTGTAGTTGGTTGTGTTCTTACATTCTCACTAATCTTAACCCATAATGTACCACTCCAGCGGAATAGTTGTTGTGGTAGATAATCTGTACGTAAGAAATAATCTCCTACTTTTGGATTTGGTGAGAAAGTAATTCCAGCACCTGTTGGGAAACCATTTGGTGCAGAACCGTCACCTGATACATATCCATCTAAGTATCCATAACCATTAGGTCCTATACGTGCAATGAATTGGAATCTAGGATCAGCATCAGCACGATAGTCCATGATATTTTGTTGAATCGGATTACCTATAAAGTCAGCACCAACTGTAAGTATAGAACCGATAGGTATACTAGCAATAGTAGGACTACTAATAGTAACAGTGCTATTATCAGTATCTACGTTTATAATCTTAGTACCTATACTAAAAGCATTTACTCTAACCCCTGTTGGTGTTAATACTGTAGTACCTATATTAAGTCCTGGATTATTAAACCATGTGTCAGGTGTATCTGTTGGAAAG